ACTACCAGAAATGTAGGTATTGCAACAACAGCACGATCTGATTATGCATTATATGTCCTAGGAGATGCTTATTATACTGGCAATATTTCTGCTGCGGGAACTATTACTTATGATGATGTAACGAATGTTGATTCTATTGGTATTGTAACGGCAGGTAAAGGAGTTAGAATTACTACTGGAGGTCTTGTTGTAACTGCTGGTGTTTCTACATTCACGGGTGCTGCTGATTTTAATGGTGCTATAGATGTAGACGGACATACTGAGTTAGATGATTTGAATGTTGCTGGTGTTTCTACATTTGCTGGTATAGGTACTTTTGGTGGGAATGTTTTTATTGATGGAGATGCTACTGTCGGTGGAAATCTTAATGTTACTGGTGATATTACATATGATGAAGTAAGTGGTAGAAATTTAGATATTTCTGGAATTGCTACTGTTGCAACTCTTGGAGTTTCTGCTGCTACAACAAGTAAAGATCTTCTTGTTACGGGTATTACCACTTTAGGATCTAATAACGGAATAGGTACTGTCACTGTTGGAGCAGGAAGTACGGCACTGTTAGTTCAAGGAGATGCAAGAGTTGTTGGAGTTCTCACAGTAGGTAGTTCTTCCATTACTTTAGATGGTAGTAATAATATAGTAAATGTTGGTACAGGTATTACTTTAAATGCCACCACCGGCAAGATTATGGCACCAGAGATCATAACTTCTGGAACAACTGGTGCATTTTACCCTCCTGTCCTAAATACTACACAGAGGGATGCTCTTACAGTAACTCAAGGTGCAATGATTTTCAATACTAGCACTTCAAAAATAGAATTTTATGATGGAAGTAGTTGGAATAGCGTACCTGGCGTTACCTTAGGACTTGGTATGGGAGTATTCTAATATGAAACCTTTTAAAAACTTTCTAAAAGAAGCTGCACCTACCAATCATGCCAATAGTGCAGGTAATCCTAGTGGTAATCCTGCAACTACTGCTGGTTTTGGTGCTAATGCATCTTCACCAGTTGCTGGGTTTGATAAATTTTTCTTTCCTAATGTTAATGATGATTTGCTATCGCAGGGATATCAAACTCCCGGTGAATCTGGATTGGCTAAGTGGAGATTTTCTAATGTATATCCAGTGATGAAATTGCAACTTAATAAATCTAATGATGGACCATCTATCGATCAAATGGTAGATGCATCAAAAGAGTTTGTAAATATAGAAGCAGCAAAAACGGCACAAAGAATGCAAAAAACTTATAGACAGTTTCAAGGATTTAGAGAGGAATATGAAGCAGAGCAATCTTTTCTAACCATTCCACTTAATATTGAAATCCCACAATCCCAAACTGATTTTAACTTGGGGTTGATGTTTAGAGAGAGTTTAGAAGAAGATACTGGAATGCTTTTTATATTTGCAGAAGCAGGTCAAAAGTCATTTCATATGAAAGATACTAAGATACCTTTGGATATTGCTTTTATTAAAGAAGATGGAACAATTGAGAGTATTAAAGAACTAGATCCATTTACTCTTCTTCCAGTTTCTTCTGATGGAGAAGTATTATATGCCTTAGAAGTTAATAGAGGATGGTTTGTAGAAAATAGTGTAAATGTGGGTGATAAGGTCCTGAAAAGATAAATAATAGGGTAAACATTTTTATTATCTATGGCGAGCGTAACAATTGAGGATGCTAGGGGTAACCCTTTTCTGGAAGTTATCGATGTTATAACTCCACCTTCCCTTAAAGATATAAGAGTATCTGAATCAGTTAGACTTCCTTCTCAGCAAGGAAATATTGTTGCGGTTGTAGCTACATGGAGAGGAAAACAATACGGAATAAAAATGTTTTTCCCACAGGCCAAAAGGCCAAGTAGAACGGAAGTTCAGTCCCAGGTGGAGAAAGTATACCCTGGTGCTAAACTCTCCTATTTTCAGATTTCGGACTATGAACCAGGACAACCACTCCTCCAAACGGGAGGAAGACAGTAAAACTAAAGAGTTAGAGAAGAAAGTAGAGAATTTACAAAAAATACTAGATATGACGAGACAAACTATAGAGCATGATAAATCTATGTTAAATAATTCAAGTAAGCATATATTTGGAGAAATGATGTAGGAGATTATTATGTCTGATGAAATTTATCTTGGTAATCCAAATTTAAAAAAAGCAAATGTTTCTCAAGAATTTACTCAGGACCAGATTCTTGAGTTTATGGCTTGTAGACATGACCCTGTTTATTTTGCAAAAGAGCATGTAAAGATTGTTACTCTAGACCACGGTTTGATGCCGTTTGAACCATATGATTTTCAAGAAGGATTAATAACTAATTTTCATGAAAATAGATTTAATATTTGTAAGATGCCCAGACAGACGGGTAAATCTACAACTGTTATATCTTATCTTTTGCATTTCTTACTCTTTAATGATAGTGTAAATATAGGTATCCTTGCTAACAAAGCTGCTACTGCTAGAGAACTTTTAGGTCGTTTACAAACTGCTTATGAAAATGTTCCCAAGTGGATGCAGCAAGGTGTGTTATCATGGAATAGAGGTTCATTGGAGTTAGAAAATGGCAGTAAGATATTGGCAGCTTCTACATCTGCGAGTGCTGTCCGAGGTATGTCGTTTAACATCCTCTTCCTCGATGAATTTGCGTTCGTTCCAAACCATATTGCAGACTCATTCTTTAGTTCCGTTTATCCTACTATTACTTCTGGTAAAAGCACAAAAGTCATCATCGTCTCAACGCCGCATGGAATGAATCATTTTTATCGTCTTTGGCACGATGCTGAAAGAGGAAAGAATGAGTATATCCCCACAGATGTTCATTGGTCAGAAGTTCCAGGTAGAGATGATAAATGGAAAGAGCAGACAATTGCTAACACTTCTGAGCAACAGTTTAAAGTTGAATTTGAATGTGAATTTTTAGGGTCTGTTGATACTCTAATTGCACCCAGTAAATTAAGAACTCTTGTTTATGAAAATCCCAAAACAAGAAATGCTGGGTTAGATGTATATGAAGACCCCCAACCAAAGCATGATTATCTTATGACTGTTGACGTAGCAAGAGGAGTTGTAAAAGATTATTCTGCTTTTGTTGTTATAGATATTACCACTTTCCCACATAGAGTTGTTGCCAAATATAGGAACAATGAAATCAAACCTATGCTATTTCCAAATGTCATATATGAAGTAGCAAGGAGTTATAATGAATCATTTATACTCTGTGAGGTTAATGATGTAGGCGATCAAGTAGCATCAATTTTGAATTATGATATGGAGTATTCAAATCTGCTTATGGCGTCTATGAGGGGGCGTGCAGGGCAGGTAGTAGGGCAAGGATTTTCTGGTAAGAAGACTCAACTTGGAGTTAAGATGTCCAAGACAGTTAAGAAGGTTGGTTCTCTTAACTTAAAGACAATAATTGAAAGTGATAAACTTATATTCAATGATTATGAGATTATGAGTGAATTAACTACATTCATTCAAAAGAACAATTCCTTTGAAGCAGAAGATGGTTGTAATGATGACCTTGCAATGTGTTTGGTCATATATGCATGGTTAGTAGCACAAGATTACTTTAAAGAACTTACTGACCAGGATGTTAGAAAAAGATTATATGAGGACCAAAGAGACCAAATAGAGCAAGATATGGCACCATTTGGATTTATTAGTGATGGTATGGATGATAATAGTTTTGTAGATAGGGATGGTGATAGGTGGTTTACTGATGAATATGGAGATAGGTCATATATGTGGGAGTATATGTAAATGCATATTTTAATAAATATTTTTTAGATAACTGAGAATTACGGAGAAAAATTCATGGCGACTCCTCAATTGTCTCCCGGTGTATTAGTACGGGAGGTTGACCTAACTGTAGGGAGAGCTGATAATGTATTGGATAACATCGGTGCTATTGCCGGTCCTTTTGAAATTGGACCAATCGATGACCCTATTGATATTACAACAGAGCAAGGACTTATTAATGTATTTGGTAAGCCCATTTCAACTGATGCTCAATATGAGTATTGGATGAGTGCTTCATCTTTCCTATCATATGGAGGAGTTCTGAAAGTTTGTCGTACTGACGATACAGACCTTAAGAACGCAAACGCAGGAGTTGGTATTGCTTCTACAACAACTTTGAAGATCAAAAACTATGATGATTATCAAAATAGTTATACCGAAAGTACCGCATTCACATATGCTTCCAAAGACCCCGGAACTTGGGCAAATGGATTAAAGGTATGTGTTATTGATGATCTTGCAGACCAAACGATTACTTTGGGAAGCACTGATCCATCATTAGCAGGTGCAACAATTGGATATGGAGTTACTGGTTCATTATCTGCTGTAGTTTTACCTGGATCGGGAACAACTTCAGAATTTACTGGTTACTTAAAAGGAATTATTACTGGTATTTCAACAACTACAGCTGGAACTGGTGGTAAACTTGACGTTAAAATTGTTTCCCGCGTAGAAACAGTTGGTGGTGGTGCTACAGAAACTAAGATTGATTATGCAGAAGGTACTAATTCAAATGCATTTGCTGCTGATCAAACACTTTGGTTTGTAAATAGTGTTGGTGTTAATTCTACTGGAATAGGTGTTGGTGCTACATCAAGTTCTATTGCTGACTGGTATGATGCTCAAACTTTAGGTCTTACTAACGCAACAACTTATTGGAAGTCAATTGCTCCAAGACCAACTTCAAATTTATACACGACTAATAGAAGTGGTGAAGGCGATGGTATGCACGTTGTTGTTGTTGACGACGATGGAAAACTTACCGGAGCTAAAGGTAATATTATTGAAAAGCATTTAGGTCTTTCTAAAGCGCTTGATTCAGTATCTGATGTAAATTCTCCTCAAAAGAATTACTACAAAAACTTTATTGCAGATTATTCGGATAATGTTTATGCCGGATATAATGTTTCGCAAGGAATTGATGCTAATTGGGGAACAGCACCAAGAGCAACTGGATTTAGTACTGCTTTAGGCAATGCTGCTTCATATGTTCCAGTTTCAACTGCAGATGGTCTTTGGGGACAGGATGCACAAGGAGTTACCTTTAGTGCTACTGGTAATACAACCTATACTTTTGGTGGTGGAGTTAATTATTCTACTACTGGTGGTTATGCAGCAACTCTTGCAAATCTTATCACATCTTATGGTAAATTCCAGAATAAAGATGAGATTGAAGTTGATTATTTGATTATGGGTCCAGGACTTACTTCTGTTTATGATTCACAAGCAAAAGCAAATTACATTCTTTCTTTAGCAAATTCTAGAAAGGATTGTGTTGCTACTATTGGACCTCATAGAAATGATTTAGTTGGTCTTACTAACACTACTACTCAGACAGATAATCTGGTTAAGTACTTTAGTCCATTAACATCTACCTCTTATGGTATTTTTGATGCTGGTTATAAGTATACTTATGATCGCTTTAATAATAAGTTCCGTTGGATTCCAACAAATGCTGACGTTGCTGGTCTAATGACTCGCACTAACCTTGTTGCTTATCCTTGGTTCTC